AACATTTCCAAAGTTTTTAATGTATCGTATTTGAAACACTTTAACAATTCTTCTCTAATTCTTTCAGTTGAAACAACACCCATTTTAGATTCGTAATCGTAATTTCTAATTACGTTTGTAATATCATTAGGTATTGAAAACCCTTTTGTAATGGAGAATCTGATGAATCTGATGATTCTTAACGCATCATCATCAAAAGTTTTAATTGGCTCTAATGGAGTTCGTAACACTCTATTAGTCAAATCTTCCAACCCACCAAAGTAATCGATAATTGTCCCATCTTCGTCTTTTGCCAACGCGTTCAACGTAGCGTCACGTCTCATTAAATCATCGTATAAGGTCCCCGGTTTAACGATTGGTGTTCTTGTCCCCGGAATGTAACCAATTTCTTTACGAGCCATTACAACGTCTTTAACTTCTTTGGTTTCTTTATCTTTATATCTAATAGTATAACAACTTGGAGTTGATAAGAATATGTCTCCTTTTTTTAGAATAGTCTCATACATATCCCCAAAACAATCTTGAGCTGTTTTATTTTCATCTAAATTATCAAACACAAATACGTAATCTAAATCTTTGGGATTTAAACCCAAGATTTCATCTCTAACCGCTCCACCAACTAAATATTCTTTATATGTTTTCATCTTTTTTTTTAAATTATTCGACAAAGGTATAAAAAAAAATCCCAAACAAAAAATTATTTGGGATTAAATTTTATTTATTATCTCTCATCGGGATTAAAATTGTTTCTAAAGTTGCTTTGTAGGCAGCAAAACCAAATGGGTTATCCCTATTTGGAGTTTCCTTACATTCAATATAAGCGTTTTCAAATAATTCAATTGCGTAATCAATACCATTATGTTCCGCAATCAATTTACCTGAAGATGGAACAGTTAAGGGTTGTTTTAAATTATTTTGTTCGCAAATAATATTAACTGTCTGTCTAATTTTATCAATATGTGTGTTTTTCATCTTAATCTAATTTTTCGTTAATAATTGATGCTCCAACACCTGTAAAAATCCCAATCACAGGAAATATTAATCCCGGTATTTGGTGAAATTCACCACCACACAATATAACCACACCAACTAATAATCCGGTTACAACTAAATACAATACGATTGACAAAGCCAATCCTCTTAATAATTCTTTCATCTTATCTAAATTTATTCATTCGTTCTTTAATCAACTCCGCAGTATCGTAATCTTCTTCTTCCAACGCTTTTTTCAAATATACCTCACACTCAATCTCATTCATTAAATCAATTGGTTTTCCCTCAATTTTTTTACCGGTAGATTTACTACTTTCTCCAACACCACCACTAAACCCGGGCTCACAACCCATAACTTTTTTAGCCTCTTCGTAGTTTTGTCTCCAACTTGCTGATTTATTAAAGTGCATTACAGACCAATTAACTTGATACGTCATTTTAGTACCACAATTAATATAAAGATTATTCAAATCCCAACCTTCAAGGATTGCAAATTCCTTATTACTTTTTTCCAATACGTTATAATGGTCACCTCTATTGAGAGATAATTTATCGCCCACTTTCCAATCTTTACATCTTGCCTTTCTGTTTCTATCTTGTATAGAACCACTAATACCAATTATTGCCAATATCAATAAGATAACACCTAAAATTATTCCTAATACTATCATAATTTATTTTTCTTTAACGATTTCTATTAATTTTTTAAGACATTCAAGTTCTGCTTCTTCAGGTGTAAAGAATGTTCCGTGATAACTTCCACCAGCACCCACAAAATTATCATACACATATTTCTCTGAATATAAGTCTCTAATTTGAAAACAATATTCTATTGCCCCCATATCAATAGTATATGGTTCTGAATGTAAATTATACTTCTCTCTAAACCATCTCCAACATTGTTGATAAAGTGGTGTTCCAACTATTTTTTTATCTTTATGATAAACTCTGGCGTTTGATGTTGTATTTGGTTCTTTTGCAGAAGGGTATGTAAATTCACCAGTTCTTCCATTTTTAAAATTATAACCAGCAAAACAAGGTTCATCAAATCCTAATTCTTTCATATCAAGACTTGGTTGATACGGCACAAATTCTTTTTCCATAACCTATTTTTGTTTTACAATTTCTATTAATTTTTTAAGACATTCAAGTTCTGCTTCTTCGTTAGATAAATACAAATCATTACTATGGTATTGGTTATCTCTATCTTTAATAAACATACAATAGTGAAACAAATTTCCATTACCAGTATATGTATATGGAAATATCTTATACTTCTCTCTAAACCATCTAAATGCTTGTTGGTAAGTTGGAGCTAAACAATTAGCATTGTAAATATAATATACTCTCTCTTGTGAAAGACAATTTTCAATTTTACCATCCGACCTAACTTTCCCATTAAGATAAAAACCAAAACAAGGTTCATCAAATTTTAATTCTTGTAAATCTAATGATTGTTCGTAAGGTATAAATTCTTTTTCCATAACTATAATTTTTATTTGTTTTTTACTATTTCTATTAATTTCTTTAAACATTCAAGTTCTGCTTTTTCTTCATTTCCACCATCAAGAATGTAATTAAACATAATAGTATAATGTGGAAATATTCCATAATCCTTTTTTAAATTATACTTCTCTCTAAACCATCTAAATGCTTGTTGATATAGTGGTGCTGAACAATACTTATCAGAATTTTTATATTCTTTCATTTGTGTATTAGTACATACATCAAATTGAGAATCCTCATCTGGGTATTTACAACCACTTATTTTATTGTCTTTGTAAAAAGCAATACAAGGTTCATCAAATCCTAATTCTTTCAACTCTAATGATTCTGTGTAACCTATAAATTCTTTATCCATCTTATTTAAAATTTTAAATTCCCGACAAAGATAAAACTATTTTTGATATAAACAAAAAAAACCTCAACAAATTTTACTCTGTTAAGGTTTTTATATATCCAGCTAAAGAAAGGGGTTGTTGGCTTATGAGAATATAAATATCACATAAAATTAAAAAAGTCAATCTTTTTTTAAGATTCTCGTAATTAATCTACATAATTGGTCATCTTTATCATCAAATGGTAGATTTTTAAGGTTAAAATACCCACATTGAGTGTGTTCATCACCATCGATTGCGTTTTCTAAATCAGGATGTATCTTTTCATCCGTCTCCATCAAAAATACATACATCAACCCTTTTATCTCCGAACCATCACGATTATATCTCTTAACAAACCCAACTAAATTTAATTTATTGTCTAATGTGTAATTTGTTTCTTCTTTGAATTCACGCTCAATACCATCCATTGGATGTTCATCCTCCTCCAAATGACCACAAGGAATACTCCATTGTCCGGGCAAAGTACCTGTAGCATTTCTCTTACATAGTAATACCTCATCACCACATTTAACAATTACACCGGAATATCGTTTAACTTCTTTCATTTTATATTTTTTTGTGTATTTATATGTATATGGAATTAAGGATAAATAAAAATAAATTCAAAGTCAAAACTGTAATATCATCCAAAGACACTAGTCAAGGAATGATGAATAAAAAATTTGACGATACCTTTAATGGTATGTTATTTATTATGTCTGAAGGACAACACTGCTTTTGGATGAAGAACTGTATAACTAATCTTGATATAATCTTTATTGAAGATGATGTTATAACAAAAATTCACCACAACTGTCCCCCTTGTAAAACCAAAGATTGTAGAAATTATTGTGGTGAAGGTGATATGATACTTGAACTTCAAGGTAATACCTGTAAAAAATTAAGAATTAATGTTGGTGATGATATTAATCACTTAGATTAATCCAACCCAAAAAATCTTAACCCTTTATCAATAAAACTACCATTATCAGACACACATTGTTTGAAGATTTGCACATCACTGTTTGGCATTTTATTTTGTGTTTCAGGACCCCAAACTCCATCAGCAGTTACTCTGATTTTTGATTGGTACTTAGTTAAAGCTTCAGCTGTTTTATCATCTAATGCTCCATCAACTTTTAATGGTTGATTAGAATTATCTTTATACCCTTTTTTATTTAGAAAACACTGAATACCTTTTTTTAATTCAGGACTTTCATTTTGTTCGATAACTAACCCATATATTGAACGGATATTACTTTTTTCTTCTTCTGTAATTACAAATCTTTTTGCCATAACTATTGTTTTAATTATAAATATACGGAAAATAAAAAAAGAGGTTATATTACCTCTTCTTTTAATTCTAATTCTGTTTGTTCCCTATTTTTAACGAATGATTGAACTCGTTTCCTACCTACTTCCGCATAATCCGGAGACAACTCAATCCCAATCCATCTTCTGTCTAATAATTCTGCTGCGACCGCTGATGTCCCACTTCCCATAAATGGGTCAAGAATAATATCATTCTTGTAGGTAAGTATTTTAATTGCCTTGGCCGGAATGTCCATACTAAATGTGGCTTTAGTTAATGATTTTGTATCTGAAAAATATTCCCATCTTGCAAAAACCAAATTCATAAACTCTTTCTTATCCTCATCCTTATATATCATTTTGTTTTTAACTGTCCCATCTTCTTGAATAACTTTAGTTGGTTCTCCCTTCCATTGCGATTCACCTTTGGTTAGTTTCTTACTAGTCTTCTTATATGCTAATATAATACACTCCTTCGGGTTGTATAAATAAGGTGATGATGCTGACATCCAAGAACCCCAAGCAGTTTGTCTTACTCTATGTGGGCTATCCTCATTTAAGTCAATCATCCCATAAAATTTAAAACCAACTTCCTTCATCTTCATCCAAAATTCAGCATTAAATAGTATTCTACCACCTCTTTCTTGAACGTTAGTCTCTATTGGAACATTAACGGCAATCCTACCATCATCCTTTAATACTCTATAAGCCTCGGATAACCATTTAGTTGTAAAATCCCAATACTCATCCATGGGTATAGTATCATCATAAACATCATATTTAACATTGACTCCGTAGGGAGGCGATGTTACCACCATATCCACACATCCTTCCGGAAATGTCTTCATAACCTCAACACATTCACCTGTTATTATTTTTCCTGTCTCTATCATATTATTCTGTTAATTGGTATTCCCAACCATCTTCTTTTTTAATTGGTGTAATCTCTAAATCTAAAAACACCGCGTTTTGTTCTCCAGCATATAACCCTAATATATTATAATCATAAAACTCTTCAGCCTCACCATAAGTCATTAGGTCTCTTTCTTGTAAGATTTTTAATATTCTTGGTTTGGAATATAACATTTTCCTTCCCGGAGAACCAAAGTCCTCAACAATCCCAATAATGGCGTCCTCTAACCCATCCAATAGGACCGCACCTTCTGCGTATTCATCAATATCAACTAACATTTTCATATTCTAAGGTTTTTATCTTTCTATCCAAATAGAACAACGCTTTTTTCAAATCCTCAATTTCTTTATTAGGGTCTTTCTTACCCGCTCTTGAAATATACTTAACCGTATTACCTAAATGGAAATCTAAATTCCAATTTTCTATCACTTTTATCGCCTCATATGGATTTGAAGCGCCCCCATAATGGTCGGGATTTTTCACCATTTCTTTATTCATCTTTCTTAATATCTTGGCATAATAAATTAATCTCCTCAGGTTTAACAACAAATCTAAATTTAACAATTAATAATTCGTCATCGCCATAATCACCATCAATTTCCATATTGGAACCTTTAACTAACATATGT